AATGGAAGGTTTAATACTTACTCTTTCAATTGTAAGAAGAGTAGCACAAGTAGCACTTAAATTTTTAAAAGCTCAATTTGCTGATGGTGCTAAAACTGTAAAATTTAAAGACTTAATAGATGGAGCTAAACAAAAACAAGAAGAATTTAAAGGAACAATAGCAACTTTTAAATTTAAAATTAATAAAACTTTACAAGACATACTTAGTCCTACTAGATTAGTAGATATAGCTATAAATGCTGTAAATCCCTTAATAGCTGCTATTAATGGTATATTAGCTCTTGTTGCTACTTATTTTAGTCAATATTTAAATGTATGTAATTTAAATAATGATGGTGAAGTAGATGAATTACTTAATGGATTAGATCCAGATGTTGCTGGTGAAGTAGGAGATACTAATGGGATTGAATATATAGACTTTTTAGAAACAGAAGATGGTACTAAAAAAGGATATAGACGATATACTCAATAAAATTTAATTTAATTATATTTATTAACAAACATTATTTAATATGAAAGCAACAGTTTTCGAAAAACTAATTAGAAAAGTCGTAAGGGAAGAAATAGATTATGCTCTCCGACGTGAAATTAAAACACTTAAAGAAGATTTACGTGATGAATTTAAATCCACAATTGTAGACCAACCAACACAACGCAATATAACAGCTACTAAAATGGGTAATCCAATTCCAGCAAGTGTGAAATCATCTTTAAAAGAAAAAATTATGGGTAAACCTATTTCCCAACAATTTACTTCTAATGGAGCATTAAATGATCTATTAAATGAAACAGCTCAAGGTAATACTAATCTTGAATCAACATCAACACCAGAATCACCAATGTCTACTGAAGTTTCAAATTTAGTAAACAGAGATTATCGTGAATTAATGAGAGCTATGGATAAAAGAAAACAAGGATAAAATATGGCTTATATAAGAGAAAATAGAAAAATTAACCCATTAGATATTAATAATAATATTACTATTGGGGTTTCTTTTCCTCTTAATGAAGATAATTTATTTAAAGGAACCCAAACAGTTAAAGAACAAATAAAAACAAATTTAATTAATTTATTATTAACTGAACCAGGAGAAAGGTTATATACACCTAATTATGGAGTAGGATTAAAAGGTTTATTATTTGAACAAAATATAGATCAAGATAATATAAAATCTAAAATAAATCAACAAATAAATTTTTATATTCCCGAAATATCTTTAATAGATGTTCAAGTTAATTTTATTGAAGATGAACATAAATTATATATAACCATATCATATAGATCTAACTTAGATGGATCTAGTGATACTATACAACTTAATTTTAACTAATGGCATATAATAAAGTATCAAATAAGACCCAAGATAAAGATGTAAAATATCTTAATAAAGATTATAACTCTTTTAAACAACAATTAATGGAATTTGCGGAAGTATATTTCCCTAATAATTTTAATGATTTTAGTGAAGGAAATCCGGGAATGATGTTTATTGAAATGGCAGCTTATGTTGGTGATGTTTTATCATTTTATACTGATACCCAATTACGTGAATCATTTTTAACATTAGCTCAAGAAAAAGAAAATTTATATAATTTAGCTTATGCTATGGGATATAAACCTAAAGTAACTACAGCAGCTAGCACAAATTTAAATGTATTCCAATTAGTCCCCTCTAAATTACAAAATAATAATTATATTCCTGATTATAATTATGCTTTAAAAATTGAACCTAATTCAACTTTTAAATCTACCGAAGGTCCTATATTTTACATAAATAATCAAGTTAATTTTGAATTTTCTTCTTCATTTGACCCTACAGATGTAAGTGTATATCAATTTGATAATTCACAAAATCCAGAATATTTTTTATTAAAAAAATCAACTAAGGCTATTTCAGGAGAAGTAAAAACCCAAACATTTAATATAGGATCAGTTGAAAAATTTAAAACATTAACATTATTTGATAGTAATGTTATATCTATAGAATCTATAATAGACAGTGAGGGAAATAATTGGTATGAAGTTCCATATTTAGCTCAAGATACTATTTTTGAAGAAGTAGAAAATATAGGAAGTAATGATTCTGAATTACAACAATACAATCAACAAACACCTTTTTTATTAAAATTAAAAAAATCAACAAAACGATTTATATCAAGATTTAAAACAAATAATAAATTAGAAATTCAATTTGGTGCAGGTATAAGTGATAAAGCAGATGAAGAAATTATACCAAACCCTGACAATATTGGTTTAGGGATTAAAGATGGAAGATCTAAATTAGATGTAGCTTATGACCCTTCAAATTTTTTATTTACTAAAACTTATGGGGAAGCTCCATCTAACACTACTCTCACAGTAACTTATTTAGTAGGTGGTGGTTTAAATTCTAATGTCCAATCTAATACTATTACAAAACCTGAAAGTTTAATAATATCTAATAAACCTAATTTAAATGGAACTTTATTAAATTTTGTTAATTCATCAATAATATCAACAAATCCAGAAGCCGCTATAGGAGGTAGTAGTGGAGATAGTATAGAAGACATTCGATTAAATACAATGGCTAATTTTTCTGCTCAACAAAGAATTGTAACTAAAGAAGATTATTTAATAAGAACTTTATCTTTACCTTCTAAATTTGGAAGAATAGCAAAGTCATTTGTAATTCAAGATGATCAAATTTCACCTTTATCAACCCAAGTACAAACAATCCCTAATCCATCAGCCCTAAATTTATATACTTTAGGTTATGATAAAAACAAACATCTAACTCCTTTAAATACAGCTACTAAAACTAATTTATCAACTTATTTAGAACAATATAGAATGTTAACAGATGCTATTAATATTAAAGATGCATTTATAATAAATTTTGGTTTAGATTTTGAAATTACTACTTATAAAACTTATAATAATGAAGAAGTCATATTAAATTGCATTACAGAATTAAAAAACTATTTTAATACAGATAAATGGCAAATAAATCAACCTATTATTACATCCGAAATAATTAATCTTATAGCAGGAGTTATAGGAGTACAAACAGTTGAAAAAGTAGAATTAAATAATAAAAATGGAGAATCTTTAGGATATTCAAGATACAAATATGATTTTACAGGTGCTACACGTAAAGGAGTAATATACCCCTCAATGGACCCTAGTATTTTTGAGCTAAAATACCCTAATATTGATATTAAAGGACGCGTAACAACATACTAATATGGCATATTATTTTATATTTCCCGAAAAAGACGCAACTATATATAGTCATCCTGATAGAAATACTTTAAATACAGGTAATGATGAAATTATTGAACTAGTAAAAGAAAAAGGTTCAAACAATTCAATTTATTATCCTTCTAGAATATTAATTCAATTTTCAAATAGTGATATTCAAAAGGCCATAAATGAATCTAAAAACTTTACTTCAAGTCTCCAATTATTTTCTACAGAACATAAAAATCTAGGTATAGAACAATCTATAGAAGTATTCCCTTTATCCCAATCATGGGATGAGGGAATTGGTAGATATTCTAATTTACCTACATCTTCTAATGGATGTTCTTGGATTTATAGAGATAACTCAATTAAAAAAACAAAATGGTTAACCTCTAGTTTTAGTCCTGAATCTACAGGTTCAATAAGTAATAATACTCCTATTACAAAGGGGGGTGGAGAATGGTATACGGGTAGTATATTTAAAGGAACCCAAACATTTTCTGATGTTAATTTATTAGATTTAAATATAAATGTAACTAATATTGTACAAAAATTTAGTGCTAGTTTATATAATTCCCAAACATATCCAACTGGAATACCTAATTATGGGTTTATAATTAAAAATATTGATAATGTTGAAGAAAATGTTTCAGGTAGTAATGGCTATTTACAATATTTTTCTTCAGATACCCACACAATATACCCTCCAAGATTAGCATTTAAATGGGATGATAGTATCCATAATTCTCAATCTATTTCTAAAAATGAAGGTGAATTAGCTGTTTCTTTGTATGGTAATAAAAATGAATATAACCAAAATGATGTAGCTAAAATTAAAATCCATGTAAGAGACAAATATCCAAATAGATCATTTGTTACTTCATCAAATTATTTAAATCCTGGATATTTTACAACATCTTCATATTATAGTATTAGA